CAATCTAGGGAAACCGGATTAGTTGTAATTCATTGTATGGTTCCCGACGGATTCCCTGCTACGGTAGGAGATACATTAGCAGAACAGGCAAGAAATTTTCTTAGATGGAAAAGATTAGGGAATCTTACTTTCGGAGATATAAATACACCTCAGCAATATCAAAATGACCTCGGAGCTTTTAGGGACTTCGCATTCACGTGCAATTATTACTTTGACCAATTTACCCCTTAACTTTAAAATTGGTTTATAACAAATTGAGAGGATTTTCCCATGTCGTCAAGTAACCTAGTTTCCGTAACCATGCTGAAAGAAGTTACCGCAGGGACAACCCCTCCCGCACCCGCACCTTTTGAAACAATGAGGTTTACAAGCGAATCCCTCAATGGGGCTGCCGAAACGATTGCTTCAGAAGAGTTGAATCCCAGTCGCGCAAGTGCCGGAGTGATCAATGTAGGTTTAACTGTAAATGGGGACATAAATGCGGAGTTCTCTCCTTCTCCAATATATAAAGAACTAATTTTATCGGCGATGATGAGCCCTAGTTGGACTGCCGCAGTTAGCTCAACAGCGGCTAGCTACGTTGTGGACAATGTTGCCAAAACCATTACAGGTGCAGGCGATGATTTAACAACAATTTTTACCGTCGGAAGTACGGTTAAACTAGATACTGGATTTGTTGCTAATCAGGGAAAAGCGGTTTATATAAGCGCCGTCACTCCGACGGTTGTAACTTATGTCGGGGAATTGGTTGATGAAACCGCGGCAACAGGAGTTTTAAAAAGCCCTGAATCGGTTGGCATCGGCGGAGGCGCAAATACAACCGTGCATTCATATACTTTGTCTAAACAATTTTTGGATTTAGTAAATAAATCTCTGACCTATAGAGGCTCCACAGTTAATACTTGGTCGATGGCATACGAATGGGGGCAAATAATTCAAACTGTTTTTGGCTTTGTTGGTTTAGGGTGGGAGGTTCCTGCTTTGCCTGTTACAGATGGTCGAACAATAAATCCCGCCACAACTCAAGCTCCGCTAAATGGATCTTCCCAAGTAGGTACTATCCTCATAAATAATCAAGATTTGAATTTATGTTTTTCCAGTTTAAATATTGCTTTGAATAATAACGATAGATCGAACCAATGTATAGGAAGGCTCTCAAGTACTTCCGTAACACCTGGCCAGGCACAAATCGACGTGACGGCTTCCCTCTACCTGGGGGATAATAGTTGGGAATTTATCCAGAAAAAAATAACAAATGAAAGTGTATCTCTATATGTTGTAGCGAGTTCCGCAGAGGGCGGGATTGCGATACTTATTCCGGCGCTAACCGTCCCAGGGACAAATGATCCATTAGCTTCAGGGCCAAATACGGACGTTATGCTTGAATTGGTCGCGAGTGCGCGACAGCCCGCCACAGGCAATCTTATGACCGTTTACTGGTTATAGTGTCTAAAGTTTGGTCACTATGCCCATTTATATATAGATGAATTTATTGATATGATATTATTTGTCTATGGGCGGAAAAAGAAAATACTCAGACAAAGAAGTTAAAATTGAATTATCCAAATTTACCTCAACAAAAGATTTAATTGAAAAATCTATGTGGGCATATGCCGCTGCTAAAAGAAGAGGATTTTTAGAAGAATTTGAATTAACCCAAAATACTCAATGGTCTAAAAAAACTGACTTAGAACTTCATGAAGTTGCTAAAAAATTTAAATTTAAAAGCGATTTCTGCAAAGAACTACCTGGGGCATATAACGAAGCTAAAAAAAGAGGGCTGTTCAATCTTATAACTAGTCATATGGGGAAAAAGGTTTTTAGACAATATACAGATGAACAAGTAATCCTCGAAGGTAAAAAGTTTGAGACTAAAAAAGATTTTAGGAAATTTTCAATTAATTTTTATACGGTGGCAGTTAAAAGAAAGTTGATTTATGATCTTGAACCTTTTTGGACTCCTTCAGGAAGCAAATATTTCCGTTGTATTTATGCTTTAATATTTCCTGATAAAGCAATTTATTTTGGTTTATCATTGGATTTCTCCGAAAGAATAAATTCCCATTTGAGGAAGTCCTGTAATAAATATGTCAGAGAATTGTTAAAAACCCAAACACCAAAAATAATTCAATTAACTGGATATATGGAAAGACAGGATGCCAGGGTCTTGGAGAGGTCAAAAATAAAAGAATTCAAATCTAGAGGATGGAGGGTATTGAATATAAAAAATGGCGGAGAATTGGGTGGATTAGTAGAAAAATATTCTGATGAATCTATTATGGAAAAAGTAATGGATTGTAAGTCTATGGCCGAATTTAGAGAAAAATATCCTTCTTTTTATAGCTTGGCTGCTCAAAGGAGATTGATTGAAAAGTGTCATGCAATTTTCGGTACGGAGGCTCAAAAAAGCAGGGCCTTGGTTACCTTTGAGGAATGCCTAGACATGGCAAAAGATTTAAAAGGAAGATCAGAGTTATATAAAAAATCTACCAGACATTATATGGCAGCCAAAAATAATGGTTGGTTGGACCTTATTTTGCCTTTGATATATAATCCTCAAGGCAAATATGAGACTTTTGAAGAATGCCAAAAGGCTGCCGCGCAATGTGATAGCAGATGGGATTTCAGTAAGAAATTTAGAGTAGCTTATTATACGAGTAGAAAAAACGGATGGATGGATATATTCTTTAAGGATAAAAGGAAGAAAAATGAATGATTTATATAAAGAATTTGGGACCAATAAAGAACTCGAACAGGGCGGAGTAAAGGTTTCTCCTATAGATGGAATATATTTTTGGGTTAAAAGAACTGGTGGTGCCAATAAAGCCTATTCGGAAGCAGCGACCAAAAGGCTTCGTCCTTATGTTCAAAAGTTCAATAACGGAAAAAGTATCCCGCTTGATATCGTTCAGAATATAAACATAGAATTGTTTGTAGAGTATGCTCTTACAAACTGGGAAAATGTAACCGACCGCCAAGGTAATCCTCTTCCATTCAATAAAGAAAACGCCACAAAATTACTTCAAGAACTTCCAGAACTCTACTCCTTTTTAAGCGACTCCGGATCAGATTTGTCCCTCTTTCAAAATAGCGAGGTGGAGGAAATCTCAAAAAAGTCATCGAATGCTTAGGTTGGTTAGACAAGTGGGCGGGCAAAGATGAGTTCTACGATTTCTTAGAATCAACAGGTAAATTATCCGACAAAGATATTAAACCCGACTTTGACGAAGTAGTATTTTACATCGAATCCTTTATTGATTTATCCACCGAGCGAACCATCGGAATGGCACTTGGACCGATCCCCATATCTAAAATCATTTCCTATCAACTTCATTTTGGTTTATCAGAAGAATTTGTTAACATAATAAGGCAAGTGGATAGTTTATATTTGAAGGAAGTGGATAACAAAACCAAAAAGGCGAAGTAATGGCGGTTACCGGAGAGCGTCTAATTTACGATATAACAGTGAACAGCAAAGGCGCGAGTCAGGAGCTTAAAGATTTTGATAAATCCGTCCAGCAATTAAATAAGTCCACCCAAAATATATCTAAAACATTCGACGTATTCAAAGGAGTTTTAGCAGGCTACCTCAGTTTCCAAGGCGCGAAAGCATTTTTAGCCCTTGCGGAAGGCATGCAGGAGGCACAAACAAGATTAGTTATTTTAACCGGATCCATGGAAACAGCTTTAGCGGTTCAAGAAGAACTTTTCCAAATAGCTCAAAAACAAAACGTAGCTTTAAAAGATTTATCAAAAGCATATATAAAAATAAGTCCTGCACTCCAAGAACAAGGAAAGAGCCAGGCGGAGATATTAAAATTTACCGATGCTTTAATTTCCTCTTATAAACTAATCGGTCAAAGCACAGACGAGGCGGCACAATCAGTTTCTAATCTTGCCGATGCCTATGCCTCTGGGAAAATAGATTCCGGACAACTTAATCAAGTCCTTCTAACCAACAGGGAATTATTAAAAGCGGTATCTAAAGAATTAGGTGTAACGGAAAAGGAACTCCGTAAACTTGCCAGGGCAGGAAAAGTATCTGGTGAAGATTTGTTCAGCGCCGTAACAAAAGCTGCTGACGAATGGGAGAAAAAAGCATCCCAGCTTCCAGTCGGAATATCCGAGGCGCTAACTAATTTAGGAAACTCCCTCGCTAAACTTGCCACAAATTTCGCCCCCGTTATTGACGTGATAGCCAAAGGACTTCTCTTTATCGCTGATAATTTCGAGGCTGCGGCAGTAGGGGTTGGAGTATTCACCGCCGCCTTATTAATCGCCACAGGCGCCGTTACGGGGCTTAATATCGCCCTTTTAGCTAACCCCGTAACCTTAGCAGCGGGGGCTTTAGCAGCAGCGGCAATTCTTATTTATAAGAATTGGGACGGGATTAAAATATTTTTCCTTGAATTATGGGAGGTGACGCTTCCTAATGCGGTGGATGAGTTTACAATATTTTGGATTAAATTTGTAAATGTCATAACCAATTTCTTCAAAGAAGGAATGAATGCCATCATAGAAGTTTATAATAATACTATTGGAAAGATCAGCGGGAAAAAGATAGAGCCCTTCCAGTTAGAATTTAATCTCGATGAGATAAAAGAAATCAATCAGGCGATAGAAGATAGAACTCTTGCCTTTGATAAATATGTTTTGTCCTTAGATAAGGTGGTAGTTAAAACCGATGAGTTAAATAAAAAAGGACAGGTAAAAATCTTTGGTCCAGATTTAACCGAAGCTGATTGGGCATGGGTAGATGAGATTTGGAATGTCGGCGATGCGATGGATGCCCTCGCTGAAAGGACAGAGAATCTAAAAGAACAACTAAGAGGATTGCAAGAGAACGATCCATTCGGAGGTTTCCAAATTGGTATCCAGCAAGCGATAGCGGAAGTTCCGACCCTAACGGAATCCTTTGCCAAATTAGGGCAGGATTTATTTAAAGACCTAACCAAATCTCTTTCTGATTTCGTTAAGACCGGAAAGCTAGAAATGAAAGATTTATTTAATTCCATTATTGATGGGCTTATTCAAATCGGTATTCAAAAAGCATTGGTAGCAGCTATAGGAAATGTATCTTCAGAAGGTGGAGGCGGTTTGCTAGGACTTCTATTTGCTAAAGGCGGCGTATTTAAAAACAGTGAGGTCACCCCTTTTGCTAAAGGCGGAGTGGTGGATAAGCCAACAATATTTCCTTTCGCTGGTGGAGTTGGCTTAATGTCGGAACGTGGGGCGGAGGCAATCATGCCCCTTCACAGAGATTCAAGCGGATCACTCGGAGTAAAATCCGCCGGTCAAGTTGGTTCATCAACTCAAGTAAATGTTTATAATCAGACAAATGATTCTGATGTGGAAACTAAAGAGTCAACCGATCCAAACGGCATGAAAAAAATTGACGTTTATATAAAGACTAAAATTAAATCCGTTTTCGCCTCAGGGGAAATGGATCGAACCATGAGCACCAGTTTTGGTCTATCAAGATCAGGGAGTAGATAATGCCTCCAGAAACGTGGCCGATTTCGTTACAGACGCTTTTAGACGACAGCTATGGGGAAACCCAAAAGCCTAGAACCTTGACGACCGACGTGGCAATTGGTCCAACAAAAAAGCGTTTGCAATATACCAAAGAAATGCCAGTCCTTGATTGCTCCATAATTGTTACGATGGCGGGATATCAAACCTTTAAACAATTTTATAATGTAACTTTATCGGGCGGGGTAAAAACTTTCACTTATAATCATCCCGTTTCCCAACTACCTTTGACTTATAGATTCTCCGAAGAGCCCCAGCTATCTGCTATCGGTCCCTTACATTTTAGAATTAATATGCAATGGGAGCAATTGTAAATGCCAAGGACGCTTACTCAACCAACCCTTACCCAATTATTTCTACAGGAAAGCTCCGATCCTTTTTTAATGCTCCTAACAATCGCCCACCCAAACTATACAACCGTTCGATTGGTAAATAATAATGAGGATATAATATCCAGGACTTTAACTTTTACCGCTTTAGCAATGAAAATAATTTTACCGACCGATGATGGGGAATCAATACCTAAGATGCAAATAGTTTTAGATAATGTCCCCTTAGAATTAATGGATGAATTCCGATCAACAACCACTCCGGCAAATGTTACGATCGAGGCGATACTTGCTTCTCGTCCCGATGTGGTAGAAATATCTATAACCGATTTGATTCTGACTAATATCTCTTATGACAATCGAAAGATAACCGCTACACTTGGATTAAATGATTTCTTTAATCAGCGGATCCCCGGTGAAATTTATTCACCCCAACTTTACCCTGGTATGTTTACCTGATGGAAAAACTAATTGGGATCCCATTCACTCCTTTAGGCAGGAGCTACCAAGGAGCAGATTGCGCAGGATTGGTGATCCTTTTCTACCGGGACATTTTAAAAATAAGCCACGAACAATATTTAATTTATACTGATGTTTTAGCGGATAATGAATCTAAAATATTCTACGCCTTAGATAATGCCAAATTTAAAAGAGTGGATTCCCCCAAGCTTCCAGGAGATTTGTTAGTTATCAGAACCTATGGGCTGCCTGCCCATTTGGGGATTTGTTACAATGATAGATATTTCCTGCACACCCTGGATAGGATAGGATCACATTTAGCTGAATATGATAATCCTGCTTGGACGAGGCGAATAGAGTCAAGGTGGAGAATGGTGTGACCGAGATAATTAAGGCCAACAAAATTAATCTTAGCTATCGTCCACACTTTTTGGATTCCACTACCATTTATAAATACTACAACCGCGACGTTACTGTTGAAGAAATAATAGTTTCATTAAATATCCACCATGAACTTTTGCCTCAAGTCCTAGTCCAAATAGGCGGGGTAAAGATCCCAAGACCGAATTGGCATTTGGTAAGACCGCTTCCTGGTGCAATGGTCTTTATCTCATTAGTACCAATGGGCGGCGGTGGAGGCGGCAATAAAAGTTTAATCCAGGGGATTATTGGAGTTGCCTTAATAGCTGTGGGGGTAATCGGATTCGGGTTATCCGCAGGACTTACCTCTTCTTTGATATTAACAGGTGCGGGCATGGTGCTATCTGCAGGTGCTTCAATGTTATTTCCCCCACCAAAACCAGCGCTGTCTCAATCAAGATATAACTCCCAAGAATCTTCCCAGACTTATTTATTAGGCTCATCCTCAAATGCTTTTAAGCCTTTCGGTCCAGTGCTAAAATTATACGGCACCCATAAAATGTTTCCCACTATAGCCGCCAAACCTTATACCCAGTGGAATGCCAACAATAACGATTTTTACACAGTCTTTGATCTGGGGATCGGAAAGGTGGATAGAGATACCCTTCAAATCTATATCGGATCAACTCCGCTATCAAATTATTCAGATATTAATTATAATATTATTTATCATCCGGCGGAAAAATTTCAGATTTATTTAAACGATTATGAAACCGAATCTTTCCAAGTCTTAATCCCCACAGGTGGGGAAGTAATAAGAAACACCAAGGCGGATACGGAGGAATTCCAAGTCGATATCGCTTTCCCGCAGGGTCTATATTCCCTTGATTCCAATGGAAATATTTTATCTGAATCAGTGGAAATATCGATTGAATATCAAGATGCGGCGCTGGTCTGGCATACTTATTCGGACGCTCCCAGATATGACCTAGGGACATCTGGGGATTCCACCTCGATCAATAGGCCCATTACCCTTTATAACAATAAGGCATACACCTTCAGTTATTATAATACTGTTTGGGGAGTATCCACTTACCCAATCACCACAACTTATTATTATATTGCCAAAGGAACCACCTCAATACGTGCCAATGTCATGCCCCCAAATGGTTCAACGGTAAATATTAATGGGGCGAAATATAAGGTTCTTTCAAATAATGGAACTTCCATCACGATAGATAAGCCCATTCCGACAGAGATTTTTTTATATACATCCACTTCTTTATCTACAAGCTATAATGTTCCAGGGGTTTTAAAGCTCACCGCCAATAAACAAAATCCAACTTATTTCACTTTAATTGTCGGAGGGCTGCCCCCTGCGATTTACCCAATAAGAATTAAAAAGATAACCACATCAGGGGCAGGATCCCTTAAGCATATAAATGAAATGTATCTCGCCCAAATTAAATCGGTTAAATATAAAGCACCGATTGTAACCACGATCCCTCATACCTTTTTGGAAATGAAAATTAAAGCGAATGAGCAGCTATCGGGAACATTAGACAATGTTTCTATTATCGGAAGCTCTGTTTTAGATACTTGGGATGTAACGGCGGGTGCTTGGGTGGAAAAACCTACCAATAATCCCGCCTGGATATTTGTGGATATTTTAACCGGACCTGTTAATGGAAACCCGGTATTAAAAGACAGGCTTCATTTGCCGTCTATTATCGAGTGGGCAAACTATTGCGATACTTTGAGGACTTTCAATTTCACGATGGAAGGGCAGACAGCGCCCGTTACTGAAAAAAATTCCGTCTGCTCATTCGTTTTAGATTTCGATACCACCGTCATGCAACTCCTAACCCAAGTATGCTCCGCTGGTCGGGCAACCTTTTCTGTTATCGGTGGAAAATATGGGGTGATAATCGACCAACAAAAAACCATCCCGGTGCAAGTCCTGACCGAGAGAAACTATAATAACTTTTCCAGTTCTCGAAGCTATATAAAAATGCCCCATGCCCTCAAAGTTAAATTTGTGGATCCTGAATCGGATTGGAATATTTCTGAGCAGCTGGTTTATAATACCGAGGATGGGTACAACGCTGGAAATTCTACTATTTTTGAGTCTATCGATACTTTCGGTTGCAATACTCCTTCTTTCGCTTGGAGGCTAGGACGTTACTGGCTCGCTCAGACCAGACTCAGACAAGAGAAAATAAATATTGAAATGGACTTTGAAAACCTGGTTATGCTTAAAGGCGACCTAGTGGATTTCCAATCACAAATAATGAAGGTGGGCGGATATCCGGTTCGGATAATAAGAATCACCGGAGCAACTATTTATTTTGATACCCCCATCGATAGCCCTGGCGGCACTCCTGGATTTGAAGTTAGAACTAGAGCAGGTACAATTATATCAGGACAACTAACAAGCGTTGCTCCCAATGGACTTTCAGTCACAGTCCCCAATAGTTCTGGAATGAACGTTGGGGATTTATTTGTTTTTGGGATATTCACCAGAACTTCGATTAAATGTTTGGTGGAAAATATTGTTCCATCAGATGATATGAAGGCTTCTGTTACTTTGGTGGAATACGCTCCGGCGATATTCAATGCAGACATTGGACCGATACCGCCTTACGATCCACAGATAAATCCGCCGGGAGCTTTAGAGAGTACGCCTCCTAAAATCGACAACGCCATTTTACAAGAAGAAATAATTTATCGAAACACCCAAGCTATCTCCAAAATAAATATTAATATTTTTGTTCCACCGGGAACGGTTTGGAATGCTACCGCTATTTATTGGCTGAATGAACTTCTCGAATGGGAATTAGTACAAACTATTGCAGGCTCCGCCCTTGAATTCTTCCTTGAAGAACCAGCTTCGGAAAACTTTAAAAACATTGTTAAGGACTTGGAATTTTCTTATAGATTTTCCCTGATAGGAAACAATGGAAACCATTTGCCAGTCGAGAGTTTGGATACATATTCGATTATATTGAAGGGTGATTTAGTTTTACCTCTGCCGCCCGCTAAATTATCCATGAACACCCAAGTAGATACCCTCCTTATAACTTGGGATCCGCCATTGGGAGTGCCAGATTTAGGAGCATTCCTAGTTAAATATTCCCCGACATTTGATACCAATATTTCTTTCAATGAATTTTCTTTTTTCATAGATAAAGTCCCTGCCCTTGCTACATCCGTTAAAGTATCATTTCGTCCAGGGCAATACGCAGTTAGATCGATGGACACTTCAGGAAATGTTTCAGCGGAGTCGATTCGGGCAATTGCATCTTCTCCGGATGTAATCTTAACCAAAAATATTTCCAGTTATTCGCCTGAATCTTTAGGATGGCCTGATACAAAAAAGGACGTTGTTGTAATTTCAAATGAGATTCAATTACTTCAAACTGCCCCGAATGCTACGGTAAATATCGGCTACTACTATTTCAATAATCTTTTAGATTTAGGAGAAATCTATACTGCCAGAGTGAGTTCTTTCCTTCAAGGGTATGGTTTAGAACTTGGCGTCTATTTAACCCATGCATCCTGGGATCCAATGTCTAATCGTGCGGCGATGAATGATGTGGCGGAAGATGAGGCAAAATATTATTTAGAGGTTCGCCTTACCAATCAAACATTTTTTATTTCTTTCTGGGCGGATATGGCATCAATAAATCCAATTGCACAGGGAGCAGTTCAATGGTCGCCTTGGCAAAAGATATTTGTTGGGGACGTCACCACTCGCCTAATTGAGTTTAGAATTGTCCTTGAGAGAAATAGTACAAGATTAAATATTACGCCAGTTGTTAAATCAGGAAAAGTTGATGTGGAAATTCCTTTTACCCAAAGAACTTTCACCGATGAAATTGTTCCGGGAACTAGAAATTTTGTGTTCAACCCGCAATTTTGGGAAGTCCCTTCTTTATCGATTATCGCCCAGGACTTACAAACTGGAGATTATTATACCGTTACCAATAAAGATGGGATCGGATTTGATCTTAACTTTTTTGATTTGAATGGAATTCCGGTTACTAGAACCGCGGATATTCAAGCACTCGGAACGGGCAGGAGATATATACAAGTTCTAGGTTAATGAATATTATAAATTAAGGAAAATATTATGAGTCAATTGCCAATAAGCCATTATCCGATCAATCCGAACACTACGTCAGGAACTTTTTTGGCAACTATCTTAAATGATACCGAGCAGGCACTTTTATCCGCTCAAAGCGGATCCACAGCACCGCCAGTTGCTCTTGCCGGAACATTATGGTTAGACACCTCCAATGGTACCTCATACGTTTTAAAATTTTATACTGGTGTTGTATGGATGGTTTTAAATACCTTCGACCCTTCAACAGGTGTCGGATCGGTTTCTGGTCAAGCGGTATCGAGCGTTAATACCAGGATCGGCGCGGTGAAAATTAAAGAATTATATGATTCAACGGAAACCGTAATTTTAGCGACCGGAACTACAGACGGAATCGATATGGTCGTAAATATTGAAGCCGATCCCAATGCCAATCTACTTCCCACGATGGGCAGGATCGCCTACGATTCCACCAAAAACCAATTCGTAGGCAGGGATAACACCTCCTGGAAGCCCCTTGGAGGCGGTAGTTATACCCAATATCCTTTAGAGGTAATCCCCGATTTAGGATCAATATCGAATTCTAATATTGCCGGATTACAATTT